AAAACGAAGACCTTTCGCGCCGGCTCGATATGTTTCTGCAGCAGTCGCAGCAGCGACAGCAGGAAACGCCAGAGCAACGTGAGCAGCGTTTAGCGTTACTCGATCCGATTGATCGAATGCGTGAAGAGATGCGGGAGTCTCGCAGTGCTAGCGAGCGCCAGATGCAGCTCATGCAGATCGGGATGGCGGACCAGAGTGACAAGGCGACTTTCGATGCGAAAGCGCTGGTCGATACGTTGTACCAGAAGTGGCAGCCCCGAGTGGAAGCGTTCGTTTCGGAACATCGCGCTAAGGGGCAACTATTCGGACGTGAGCAAGCTTTGGCTTATTTGATCGGCAAGAACGCTTTGGACACCCGCGGTTCGCAGGGGTCCAAGCAGCGCCAGCAGGCAGAGCGTCGTGTCGCTCGCCAGCAGACGCGGCCGGGCAATTCACGGTCTGACGTAGCAGCCGCAGAACGACGTGGTGGATCAGAGGGCGATCGGAGAGAAAGGCGCTTAGAGAACGTTCAACTCTGATCGGAGCGCCCCAATGGCCGTCAATTCTGCCGCCAGTTTCGCCTCGGACATTGAGGCGTATATCGCTGACAAAACCCTTCCCCTCGCTCGCCGCCAACTGGTCGTCTACCAGTTCGGTGACCCACTGACCCTTCCGAAGGGCCGCGGCGTCACCTACACGGCGTCCCGCTACATCCGCGTCCCTCTGCCGTTCGCGCCGCTCTCGGAGGGCGTGCCGCCGGCCGGCGAGTTGATGACGCTGCAACAGGTCACGGCAACCGCGCTTCAGTGGGGCGACAAGATCACCATCACCGACGTTGCGGAGATGACGATCAAGCATCCGCTGTTCAAGAAGGCGATCGAGTTGACTGGCCTGCAGGTCGCAGAAACTCTCGAACGCAACACCTTCAATAACCTGAATGGCGGCGCGCAGGTCAACTACGTGAACTCGCGTGGCGCCCGCGCCTCTCTTGTGACTGGCGACGTGCTGAACGTCCACGAGCTGAACCGCGCCACCGCCATGCTGGTCAACCTCGGTGCTCCGCGCTTTGACGGCGACGAAGTGACCGACATGCGGCTCGATGCCGATGTGCTGCGTGGGCAGGACAAGTCGCCGAAGGTGCCGCACTACTCGGCGGTCTTGCATCCGTTCGTCGCCGCTGACCTGCGCGAGAACAGCGCGATCAATCAGGCGTGGTCGTTCAGCGATGTGAACAAGTTGTATAATCACGAAGTCGGCCAGTGGTCGGCCATCCGCTTCTGCGAATCGAACCTCGTGCCGTCATGGACAGGCGTTGCGCTCGTGACCGGCACCGCGGGCTCGGCCGGTGCCCTGGCGACCGGCACCTACGTGATCCAGGTCACGGGGCAGGACACGCAGAATCAGTACGAGAGCCAGATCTATCAGGTCTCTGGCAACATCGCCGTCACCGGCCCGAACGGCTCGATTGCGGTCACCCTGCCGACCTTGTCCGGGTACTCGTTCAACGTCTACATCTGCAACACGGCGACCAGCCCGACACCGACCAATCTTGGTCTGTGCTCGGCAGGACCGTCGTCCGGCCCGATGGTGGGTCAGGCGACGCAGTTGACGGGTGGAACGACCGTCACCATTACTGGGCTTGGACTTGCACAGATCCCGCCCGCAGCGCCGGGGACCGGCATCACTGTGTACCCGACTTACATCTTCGGCCGAGGCGCTTACGGTCAGGTGAAACTTGACGACGTTAAGTTCACCTACCTGAAGGAAGCCGATAAGAGCGATCCGCTCAATCAGCTCCGCGTGGTTGGCTGGAAGACGTTCTACGGGACGATCATCAGTAACCAGAACTTCTTCATGCGGATCGAGAGCACATCCGCCTTCAACGCCACCTTTGGCTGATAGGAGCTGACCATGGCCTATAGGCTTCGGTACACGTTCAACGTCGATTGGGTTGGCGAAGGCGAAGGCCCAATGGCGTCCATTCCGGGTGCCACGCTCGGTGCTGGCGGCGGTGCGCAGAGCAAGGGGTTTATCAATACCCCCGGCGGTCAGACTCTCAAGGGTAGTGGTACGGGTGGCATTATCCAGGCCGCCGACATCACCACCCTGACCACCAACGCCGCGTCCGACATGTCGACGCAGATCAACGCTGCGATCTCGCAGCTTCAGGGCTTCGCGAGCGGAGGGGGCTAATGACCCTTAAGACCATCGGGACGGCGGCGACTACGACGCTGCAAGGCGCTCAAATTCCGCCGTCCTACAACGCGACGCCGCAGATCAGCGACGCCGATTGGGCGTCGATCAAAGCGGCCATCCTTGACGATGTGAACCCGACGCATCCGATCTGGCCGGGGGCGCTCGAACGCAAGGGAATGCTCTACCTTCCGCGCAACCGGGGTTTCGTCCGGTTGCACGCTGGCGACTGGGTGGCCTTCGATCCAACCGGCTGGCCGGTCGTCATCTCGAACTACGCCTTGCCGCAGACCCTTACAGCGTCAGGGACAACCACTAACCTGTCGACGTCCCTCGTGTTCACGTCGAGCGTTCTCGCGCTTGGCTGGCAAGTAGGGATGCCGATCAGCGGAACTAACGTTCCGGCATCCACCGTGATCTCGGCGATCTCACTTGATGGTTTGACGGTCACTATGTCGAAGGCCGCCACTGGCAGCGCGACGAATACGATGACAGTCAACGGAGCCGGTTGGACCCACAACTAGGAGCGCGGCCATGCCTAAGAAGTCCCGTAAGGATGTGCTGGCGGAAATCGAACGCCGCCTGAACCTCACCAGCATTCTGAGCGACGAAGAAAAAGCGATCATTCAGAAGAAGGCGAAGGAGCACGCACGGGCGACCAAGAAGGAAGCCGCCGAGAAGGCTTACCTTCACGCGCTGATCAAGGAAGAAGAGCGTGCCGACAAGCCGGACGAGCAGATGGTCGACATCCTGCTCGATCTCCCGGAGCACGCGCCTTTCATCCGTATCGACAATCGAGTCTGGTTCCACGGCGTTCTGTACGAAGTTGAGATGTCGGTCTTCCGAACGATGATCGACATGCAGGCGCGCATGTGGGAACAGGAAGAGCAGACGCGGGGGATCAGCAAGGTACGCTCGGCGCGTAACCTGCGGATCGGCCCAAGCAACCCAAGTCCCCACATGGGTGCAATTACGACCTTGGCGAACTTAAGGAGCGGTGCAAGTGAGCGAGCGGCAACAGAGTGAGAAGCAGTTAGAGCAGATCGAGGGAAAAGACCTAGCCATCGGGCTTCAGTACACGGCCAAGGTAGGCCGCGAGAATAGTCTGGTCTTGACCGCGGGCGTGCCACTGGACATCAGCCAGTCGGGTCTCGATCGTATCTTGGACCGTATGGCCGACGCGATTGACCGCCAGAATGTGCGCTACCAGTTGCAGGCGCTTCAGGACGACATCGACTTCGCGAAGAAGGAAATCGAGGTAAATCTGCAGCAGCAAGCTGCCGCCCGGAGCGCCGCCGAAGCTGCGTGGTCAGCGTCCGAACGTCGCGGCCCATACAAGGAAAGCGACCGGACGACGAAAGAACTTTCGAATTTCGAAGGCACCCGTAAGAGCCTGATGAACCGTATCGAGCGCAATCTGGCTATGATTGATGCCGTAAAGGCTAAGTTAGCCGCGTGAGGATAGATGGCCGGACTGACTGCCGCTCAGATTTGTGCTCTGGCTAGAACGGACGCGCGGTGCCCAGGATACACATCGCAGTCCGGTCAACTGCTGAACATGATCCTGTCGGATTTGTGCCAGACCTACGATTTTTCCGTCGCCAAGAAGACTTACAACTTCAACTTCAACGCCTCGCAGGTCAATTCACTCAATCAGGCGTACCAGAACCTGCCTGAAGACTACCTGCGTTCGATCAACAAAGAGACCTTCTACACGATCTCTGGTGTGCCTTATCCGATGATTCAACTGGATCAGGCGGAAGGCGACAACCTCGTTGCGCAGGCTGGTCTAGCTAATTTCCCGGTCTTCTACTGGACCGATATGAGTCTGACCGGCGACACTAATGGTGGCACGACTGGCGTCCCTGTCGCGCTCTTCTGGATGATCCCTTCGGGCGGCTACCCCGTGACCTTGCGCTACCAGCGCATGATGCCTGAGATCACGGCGCCAGAGACTTCCACGACTGTGCCGTGGTTCCCGAATCAGACCTACCTTCGCCGTCGCCTCGCTGGCGAACTGATGGGTTTGAGCGACGACGAGCGTATGGCCGATTGGCTGTCGGATGATGAAGACCGCCACCCGAACGGTGCCGGCGTGATGCTGCGCAAGTACCTTCAGCTTCAAGGCGACAAGAGCACGCGCACCAACCAAGTGAAGCTGGACCGGCGCGCGTTCAGCCAGAAGTGGGACACGCTGCGGAATACCAAGACGATCGGGTGGTGAATGCAACGCCATTCAACGCCGCTGACATGGCGCCCGCTCGGAACCTCCGACACGCTTGATGCGGGCAATACCTTCTCGGGCGCGATGGCGACCTTGAAGGATATGATCCCGGACCCGACGACACGCGGGCTCTGGCAGTGCCGGCCGGCAGCAATCCAGATGACGAGTTTTCCAGGGTTCGGCTCGCCCGGCCTCGTGTCACTGCTCTACATCGTTGGCGATCTCGCTTACGGGCTGATCGCAACGACCGCCCATGCGGGGCGAGACGAGCCGTTCTGCTACAACCTGATTACCAACACTTTTATCGCCGTGACTGGAGCGACCGGCGTCAATACGCCCGTGAGCCCGTCCGCGACGGGTGCTTGGACCCCGCCCACCGCCGATCTGATCGGTTCGAAGCTGGTCGTGACGCACCCCGGTTTCAGTGGGGGCGGCGGCGTCTATTTCGGCTGGTTCGACATCATCAATCCGGCGGCGCCGACGTGGAACGGCGGCAACCTGACTGGCGCGATCGCCTTCACCACACCGCCCAGCGCAGTCAGGCAGTTCAACCAGCGCGCCTACTTCATCACCAACGTGGTGGCACAGCCTGCGGTCGTCTTCAGTGACGTGCTCAATGCGATCAACGTCACGTCCGGCACGCAGGTCTTGACCTTCGGTGACACGGTGCCTTTGACCGCACTCGGCGCTCTGCCCTTGCAGAACCAGCTTGGCGGCATCATCCAAGGGCTGATGGTTTTCAAGGGCGTCAAGAACATCTACCAGATCACGGGCGACGCGGCGACGAGCAACCTTACGGTCAACTCGCTGAACACCGCGACCGGCACGCTCGCCCCACTGTCGGTGTGCCAGACGCCGAAGGGTGTCGCCTTCATGGCGCCGGATGGCATCCGCCTGATCGATCAGTACGCTCATGTCTCGGACCCAATCGGGATCGACGGTCAAGGCAATACCGTGCCGTTCATCTACTCGAACGTACCGTCGCGCGTATGCGCCGCGTGCAATGGGACCGTGCTGCGCGTCAGCACGCAGAACGCCAACGTCTCAGGAACGCCGTGGCAGGAGTGGTGGTACGACATCGCCCGCGAGCGCTGGCACGGGCCACATTCATTCCCTGCCGCAGCGATTGCGGCGTGGAACAATACCTTTGTGGAAGCGCCACAGGGCGTAAGCGGAAAGCTCTTCCGCAGCGATCCAGTGCAGTCAGTCACCAGCACGTTTGTGGAGAACGGCACCCAACTGACGTGGCAGGTCGGTACTCCTAACCTGCCCGACACCGATCAGATGACGACTAACTTTATGTCGGAAACGACGTGGGATATAGCGCTCGATCCGTCCACGCCCGCCATCACCGTGACCGCCCAGCACGCACAGGGGGACATCGTCGGCACAGCGACGATCGCGCCGCTTGGTGGCTCGACGATATGGGGCGCCTTTACGTGGGGATCGGCGTTGTGGCAAGGCGCCAATAACGCGCTCGCTCCCCGCGTGCTAGAGTGGTCTGATGGGATCGTATTCAATCGCCTGGCGATCACCGCGCAGGGGCAGTCCGCGCAGAACGTCAAAGTCGGAACACTACGGATGCGCTATCAGATACTCCGTCAACTTCAGAATGTGATGTCGGTGTCATGAGAAAACTAGCGGCGCTCCTTGGTCTATACTTCTGGTTCGTCACGCAAGCTGCGGCGACCATCACCTGCTCGCTGCCGTTCACGCTGACCAACGGCACGACGGCTGACGCCACGCAGGTGATGGCCAATTATCAGGCGTTGGTGACGTGCTTTACGCAGGCTGCGAGCGCGGGAGCGAATAACGACATCACGTCGCTGTCTGGACTGCTCACCCCGATTGGTCCGACTGTCGGCGGCTCGAACGTTTTCCTTGGCGGCACGGCGTCGGCTTCCGCGAATGATTACACGCTCGCTACGACCACCCCGACCGGATACAGCAACACCCAAGGCTATAGCGTTGTCTTCAAGCCCGGTGCGTCCAACACGGGCGCTACACGACTGAACGTCAACGGCCAAGGACTGACCAACGTCTACAAGATCACCGCGACCGGCCCGCAGCCGCTCGTCGGTGGCGAGTTGGTCAACGGCCAGCAGACCGTCGTCTGGTACGACGGAACGCAGTTCGTCCTGTCGCCCTTCCCCCTCGCCGGCTGGGGGCTCGTATCGAGCGGCAACGGCATTCAGATTCAGACCACCAACCCACCTTACGACGCCAACGCGCCGGTCAACGCAGGCTTCGCGGCGTCGGTCAGCGCCAACGTTCTGACGATCTCGCTGAAGGGTAACAACGGCAGCGATCCGTCCGTCACTAACCCGGTTCTGATCCCCTTCCGCGACGTGACGATCGCGACCGGCACCCCTTCGTGGGTTGCCGTCACGTCTGCGCTCTCGATCAATACCAATGCTGCAGGCGCGACACTCGGGACCGCCAACAACGTCCCCTTCCGCTTCTGGATCGTCGCCTTCAACAACGGCGGCACGGCTGTCCTCGCACTGATTAATGCTTCGACCGACAGTTCGGGCACAGCGGCAATCTACCCCCTCGTTCCGAATCAGTTGGCCTCGTCAACCGGCATCAGCGCGGCCGCAACGTCGGCTGGCGTCTTCTACACCCCGAACGGCACCGCCGTTTCATCCAAGGCTTATACGATCCTTGGTTACCTCGACTACGACGCCGGGCTGGCGACCGCTGGCTCCTACGCCTCGGTGCCCAGCAAGCTTCAGCTTTTTGGGGCTGGGATCAAGAAGCCGGGCGAAGTCGTGCAGGCCGTGCAGGCGCTGACCAGCACCACGGCGATCGTGCCGACGACATCGGTCAACCTCGTGAAAGTGCAGGCTTCCACGACCAGCAATACGGCTGGCGCTGCGGCCATTACGTGCAGCGTATTACGGGGCGTCACGACCCTTTACAGCCTCTCGTATAACGGCGCTGCCACTAACGCCATGCCGTTCACCTATGGGCTTATTGACAATCCCCGCGCCGCGACATCGCAGGTCTACAGTCTGTCGGGTGCGTTCTGCGCGCCTTCAAGCACGCTCTGGCTGCTCGAAGAGATCATGGGGTAGAGTATTGCGGCAGGTACGCTGTTCCAGTAACATCAACTGACCCAAGGGGTCTTTAGGAGACGGGGCTATGCTGAAGCGACTGCTCGCAAGTACCACGGCAATTGTCATGGCCGCCGGCATCGCCGTCGCCGCAAACCTCTCGCAGATCACGGGCCCGCAAGACCCTAGCCAGCTCAACGCCACCATCAACGCGCTGATCACGTCGATCAACACGGGCGTGAACGGCGTTCTAGCGAACAACGTCACGTCGGCTGCGACCACCGCGACGACGGCGGAAACCACCCTTCAGCAGTACACGCTTCCCGCCAACACTCTTTCAGCCGCCGGCCAGTCCATTCGTGTCCGGTGCTTCGGCACCACGGGTGCGAACGCCAACAACAAGACCATGAAGCTCTACTTCGGTCCTGTGTCGGGCACCACGGCGACCGCCGGCACCAACAACAAGGGCTGGTTCCTGGACATGCTCGTGACGCGCGGCGCCGTCGTCACGACCGACATCGTGCTCGTCAATGGACAGGTCGACACGACCGCCGTCACGCCGCAGGTCACGACTTCTTCCGACAGCTTTGCCGTCAACCAGTTGATCAAGTGCACCGGCACCAACGGCACTGCGTCGGCGAACGACATCGTTGCCACGCAGATGATCGTCGAACAGGTGAAGTGATGCCCGAAACCAAGATCCACCAATCGGGGATGTCCAATAGTTCTCCGAAGGCGTCCGACTCGTCGACCAAGGTGAAGGGGGGCAGCGTCAATGACGAAGCCACTCGAAAAGAGACAGCTCGAACGCCTGGAACCCTCGGTCCACGTAACGCCTGAAATCACACTTCAGGTCGAGCACTTCCACACGATCGCGTCCGAGATGCCTCGCTTGTTCGAGGCGCACGGGCGCGAACGCGATGAAATCGTAGACCCGGACTGGCAGGCGTTTTTCAGCCTCGCGCTCGACGGCACCCTGCGCATCCTCACCGCGCGCGATAACGGCGTGCTGATCGGCTACGTATTCAACCTCGTCCGCACGCATCTGCACATCAAGAGCAAGCTGCACTGCTTTGTGGACGGCTTCTACATCGATCCGGCCTACCGTGGCGGCGCGCTGTTCTTGCGTATGATGCGCAGGAACGACGATCTGCTGAAGGAGTGGGGCGTGAAGCGCTGCTATATCGGCGTGGATGTTGGCCGGGTCGGGCGCCCCTCTACCAAGGGTATCCGCGTTTTCGAACGGCTGGGGTATAAGGCCGTCGAGACGTTCATGCGGAAGGATTTCGAATGAGCGCGATCGGCAGTCTGTTCGGGGGCTCGAACCAAGTTCCGGTCAATCAATTCCAAATGCCGGGAATGAGCAACGCGGCGACATCGGCGCTAAACACGACCAACGCGATGTACGGTGACTTGCAGGGGATGTGGAGCCAGTACGGACCTATCCTCAACCAACTGCTCGGGGTCAACACCCAAGGTGGACAGGCGGGCGCTACGGCAGCGCAGCCGTTGGTGCAACCGGGAATCAACCTGGGCAACACGGGTATGGCCGGTGCGCAAGGTGTGGCGCAAGGCGCACTCGGTGCCCTTCCTTTCATCCAGCAGATGTTCGGTCAGGCGTTCGATCCACAGGGCGCTCTCTACAACCGGACAGCTCAACAGCTTCAGGATCAGGTGCGAGCGGGTAACGCCGCCGCGGGCGTCGCGACGACGCCGTGGGGTGCAGGCGTCGAAGGCAAGGCGATGTCAGACTTCAACATCGACTGGCAGAATAACCTGCTAGGACGGATGCTGTCGGGTCTGTCCGGCGGCATTCAGGGGCTTGGCGGCATCGGCAACGACATCGCGTCGGCGCTTAGTGGCGGCACACAGGCACTCGGGACTGCGATCTCGTCCGCGATGGCGCCGTTCTCCACCATGTCGGCGGCTGACACGCTGAACCTTGGCGCGCTGGGACAGGGCGTGCAGACCGGGGCACAAGCCTACCAGCCGTCGATCGGCGACCTGCTGCAGTATCTGTCGGTCGGTAATCAGGCGAATCAGATTTACAACGCAGGCCAGATCGGGGGCACATCGGCGACGACTGACAGGCAGAAGACCGGAGCAGGGATGCTTTTCGGTAAAAATGATCCCGGTCTGATCGGACAGGGGTTTGGTCTCGCCGGCTTGTTCTTGTAGGAGCCCACCTTGGCGACGTGGGCGGAAGATTTCTTAAGGACGCGACAGGCCAGTCAGGAAGCTGATAGCCAGTCGGCGTTCGGCAACACGCTCAAATATCTGTACTCGAACGCTATCCCCGGCGGATCGCCGATGCCGGGGGTTGCTCCGGGGGGTGGGGGATCGCCAACTGGACCCGGAGCGGGCGCCCCTCCTATGGCCGCCGCATCCGCGGGAGGGGCGCCCAACCCGTTGCAAGGTCTGCTCGGGCTCCTAGGGATAGGCGGACAGCGTCCGCCGATGCAGCAGCAGCCTCAGATGGCCCAGCCGCAAATGCCTATGGGCGGGGCTCCTGGGCCCGGCGCGGGGCCTCCTGGTGGAATGCCCCAACAGCCGCCGATGGGTGGCGGTGGTCAGCCTCAGATGCCCGGTGGAATGCCGGGCATGGGTGGCCAAGGCCAACTCGACTGGCGCTCGATCATTTCCAAGGTAGTGCAGGCCAACCCCGGCGCGCCGCCGTACGTCATCGCGGGTGCGGTCGATCGCTTCCTGCCGCTGATGAATGCACAGTCGCAGCAGCAGTGGCGGGAAATGAGCCTGATGCTGCGTGAGCAGACGCTTGCGGCCAACCAGGATCGCTGGGAGCGGGACCGGGCGAGCCGCGAGGATGTTGCCGCCGGGCGCCGCGAAACGATGGAACGCGGACAGGACATCCAGGCTGGGTCTCGTGCGGCGGCGGAAGCCGGTCGTGTGGAGCGCGCTGACAAAGCCGAAACCGGTCGCAAGGACCGCGCCAACGCCAGTCTCGCCGAACGCCAGCGCGAGTTCGACATCCGGCAGGAGCGTCTGAAGGCGCGGGATGAAGTCAACAAGGACACGCAGTACCAGCGGATCGACCTGCAGCGGCAGAACTTGCAGCGGCAGATTATCCAAGGTGGCCAGCGGCAACTTCTTGCCAACTGGCGTGCGCAACTCGACGCGCAGCACAAGCGGGCGATCGAGGTTATTCAGGCGTACTCGGTCAACAACAGCCTGAAGCCGGACCAGAAGAAGGCGTTGTTGAAAGAACAGGGAGATGCCTATAACGCAGCACTGTCGCAGATGCGTGAGGCTGTCGGGTCGTCAACACCTTCTGGCTCAAACGACACCATGCCGTCTCCATCAGGCGAAGTCGGCAACCGCTTCCCGGATCAGAGCGGAGCGAAGCCTGTGCAGACGCAGAGCGTCAAGCCGACCGCCACCAACGAGAAGGGCGAGAAGGTCGAGTGGGACGGCAGCAAATGGGTGCCGGTGAAGAAGTGACATGGCCGAAGATAATCCGCTGCAACTTACGGTCACGCTTGCGGACAAGAAGCAGACCAATGTCCCGACTGCGCCGCCGGCCGGCTTCAAGCTGGACGCGCCTTCAGCACCCCCGCCCGGCTTTAAGCTAGACGCCCCTCCCGGACCTTCGGCGCCACCTTCCGGTTTCAAACTGGACGCTCCGGTGTCTGCGCCGCCGTCACCCTTTGACAGCGCCACTCCCACAGAGCCCGAAACGAAGTCGAAGGCTGCATGGGCAGTTGAGCCTCTGACATCCTACTGGCCGACGTACCAGGAAATGCAGAAGGAGAGCCGCGAGCAGGTCAGCAAGGGCGTCGAACAGCTAGGCGAAGGTGAGAAGCTAAGCGGCGCTGCCAACGTCGCGCTCGGCGGAGCGGGTTATGTCATGTCACCCGTGAGCGCAGGTTTGCGTTCCGTCGTCGGCCGCCCGGTCGAACGCGCAACCGGCATCCCAAAAGAATACACAGAGTTCGCAACGGGGCTCGCACTGCCCGGCCTTGGCATGGCGAAGACGCCGAAGACTCTGCAGCGTATCTTCTCGCCCGAGACCGTTTCGCAGGACGCGATGGATGCCGCGGCGACCATCCGCCAGTATAGTGGCGAGGCTGCGCGGCGGACTGCAACATCAGCTTCGAATCTCGAGTCCTATGAGAAGATGGTCAACCGGATGTCGCCGGCCGATCAGCTCGATATTCAGCGCTACGTTGACGGTGTGCCGGGCGTAAGCCTGAAGACCCCGGAAGTGCGCGCACTCGCCGACGAGCTGAAAGCCGGGTTCAAGGAGCGCCGTACGATCCTCGAAGGGATGCCCGCGACGCAGCAGGCACACTTCATGGAAGAGTACTTCCCG